GTCCTTGTACCGGATGAGTTCTTTCCATTCGCGGCGGGTCATCTGAATGATCTCGATCTGTCCGTTGACCATTGAGACGTATTGACGAGTCTTCTCGTTATCCCTGAACAGCAGGTATGTGTGACGGTTACGGTCCACATATATCCTGGGCAGGGGGAGCGGTGCTTTGGTTTGGGGGGCTGTGTCCATTTGAGCCTCCAAGAGTAAGGGGGCCGAAGCCCCCAGGATTGATTAACCTTCAGCGACCTTCAGTTCGGAGGCTTCCAGCTCCCACTCCTCGGGAGCCCCATCCACTGTCACCGACACGATCACCTTGTTGCCCTCGACCGAGGAGACCACCCCGGACATCTGCTCCCCGTCGTACTCGAAGGAGACCCGGGAGCCCTTCTTATAGGGGCTGGCCGGAGCCACTTCTTTCGACTCGGTGGCGTTGCCGAACAGGAACTCGACGATGCGGGGCTTCTGCTTGCCGTTGTACTCTTCGTTGGCGATGGTCGCCAGGACACGCTTGCCCTTATAGGCATTGAGGTCCAGGGACATCTTGCCATCCGCCTGAATGCCCATGGCCTCCAGCAGGCGCTTCAGACGCCACAGGGCCTGGGGGCTCAGAGAGGTGTTGTCGTAGACCGTCGCGCCCTTATAGACGCCGTCAGCGACCTTGTACTTCCAGGCCAGGTAGATGGCGCCGGAGTCCCGGCCTTCCTTCTCTTCGACCGAGACGACCTCGAGCAGGTAGTCGTCGTCCGGAATGGCACGACCACCAGACTCCACGCCCGAGAAATCAACGGAGATACCACCACGTTTACGCATAACTCACTCCTTACTTGGAAAGGGTCCGACGGACCGGTTTGACTTCACCCTCGGCCATCAACTTCATGACGGCGTCATACTTGGGATCCACCAGGGACTCCGGGCAGGTCGTGCCCAGAGGATTGCGAAGTTTCGTGGTGTAGTACGCGTGCGGCCCGATGCGCATGCAGTACTCCACCTTACGGGACTTGTCCTCGAGGAACACCTCCCGAACGTAGGTATTGCCGATGGCCTTCACAGCGCCGTTCAGCAGGCCGGCCACAGAGGGCATCAGGCGAGGACCGACTTGCGGATCGATGGAGTCATCCTCCTCACCCGACTCGCCCTTGCTGGTGCGGTCATGGGCGATGAACAGGACGTTCATGCCCTGATCCACCAGGTCTCGATAGTTCAGCAGCCAGGTCTTCATCAGACCGGACACCACGCCCCACAGGCGCTGGGACATGACTTCCTTGCCCTCCTCCTCCATGGCATGGGTCATCGCCAGGTCCTGAAGGGACGACACTTGATCCAGGATGACCGACTTGTACTTCTTGGCACCCTCACCGGTCTTCAGGTACCAGAAGATTTCCTCGACTTCGGCCCAGTTCTCCACGGAGACCACATCGATGTTCTCCATGTTGGACAGGGAGTCGGTGCCCTTCTCGCGGATGTCGATCAGGAGCACCGGGCCGGGGAATGATCCCGCAAAGGTGGTCTTCCCCGTTCCACTCCGACCATACACCAGCATGGACAGTACCTTCGGCAGGGACTTCACCGGAGTGATTTTGTCAAGAATACTCATTACGCTCTCCAGTAGCGTTATCAGGAAAAGGTATTATACCTTAGTCGGCTCGAACAGTAAACAACTGCTTCTTGAGGAACTCAGCGTCCAGGCCGCGAACCTCGGCCGAACAGAGTTGATAGTAGGAACAGCTCTTGCAGTCGCGGGTCATGTTGCGTTCGAAGGACTTGGCCGCCAGGATCTGCTCAGCGGTATCGAAGAAGTCATTGACCACCGAAGTCACCAGGGCCTCATTCGGTGTGGGGAGCTTCACCCGCTGGAAGAAGATCTTCTTTCCGCCCTTGAGCTTGGTCAGGATGTCCGAGTAATCTTCGGGGTTCAGACCCAACCGTTTGATCTCACCCATGTAGGTATCGAAGTCGGTGTCGATATTGGCGCGCTTCGACAGGCCCCCACTCTTCAGGGTCTCAGGAACCGCCGGGGGCTTGGTGCGAATGTAGTCCCACATCACCCCATCCACCTTCTCCCCTTCCTCCCGAAGAGCCCAGTAGTACAGGACCGTCTGGATGTCAGAGAAGCGGGCATCCTCGTCCGGGATGATCTTGTGGGTCTTGTGGTCCATGAGCCAGACCCGACCCATCTGATCCTGGGGAAGCTTATCGATGATCCCCTTGAACTTGATTCCCCGATGAGTGGTTTCGATCGGGATCTCCGAGCGGCCCCGGTAGTCCAGGCCATCGTTAGCCCAGTGCTTTTGATAGCGAAGGTACAGGGACTCCAGCTCCTCGGGGGAGCTATAGTTGTCCAGCTCATCGCTCCAGAGGCCCTTGTACTCCTCGGCATACTTCTTCAGGGGCTCCCTCCAGTCCAACCCCATGACAGGGGCGTCCAACATCTCATGAAAGGTGATGCCTCGAGAAAGAGTGGCGGGGGCCGTACGTCGAGTGAGTCCCTGGTTGTACTTGTAGTCGTAGATCTTCCGGCAGCGACGGAAGGCCTTGATCTTGGATTGCGAGAAAGTGTCTGCGGACATATCAACTCCAAAAGCCCCCGAAGGGGCTATAGATGAAAAGGTTAGTCTTCCGGCTGATCGTCATCGGACAGCTTGTTCAGGGCCCGCTTGATGCCGCCGTGTTCCAGCAGGTCGTCGATCATGCCGTCGATGTCGATCTCCTTCAGAAGTTCCTGATAAGCCTGGACCTGCATAGCCTGAGCCAGTCGGCGCAGCTGTCGTTGGTCCGGGCGGAAGTGATCCACCGCCAGGAGGGCCAGGTTCGCTACAACCAGGTGACCGATCGGAGTGTCCGCATAGCCGCGAACCATCATCGGCAGTTTCTTGCCCAGGACCTTGCCCACCTGCTTGTTGGCGATGTAGCCGGCCTCCATGTAAGCCGCCGAAGTGGCTGAGGTCTTGTTGGTTTCGATGAGGGTGTTGATCTTGGACATTTTGGGCTCCTGAGTGACGGAAGGTTGGGCGGAGAGTTGACGATAATCGGGGTTCGGAACGCTGATGTACAGCCGGCGGGAGAGGTCACCACGGGTGTCGTGGTTCAGGACTACTGCGGAGCAAGCTTGAGCTCCCGGCCGGCTCCTCAGATAGTCGCTGATGTCCAGATTCTTGCTTTTGGGAATCCAGCCGATCTGATCTCCCCGAAAGAAGACGCCCACGGCATACGGGTCATACTGGTTGTCGCAGGGCCGAAGGATCATCTTCGTCCCCGTCGCCAGATTGTCCATGTGAGCTGAGTACCGATGGTAGGAGAGCCCCGTGACCTCCCCTCGGTACAGCAATTCTTGTGTCATTTGAATCTCCTGTGGTTGTAACCTGTAGGGGACCGGTTTCATCCCCTACAAATTCATTATATCAGGGTTAGTTGTCGGGATGGGTCTTATCTTCTCGGACCCGAACGAATCGGGGGTGCCGCAGGCTACCGTCTGGGGTCTCCTCGTGGTACTGCACCTCGATGACCTTCCCCTTAATCAGGGATGGGTCGGCCCAGAACTGTTGACGTTGCTCGTCGGAGAACCCCGACCCGACATTCACCCGCTTCCCTCGGAACTTGACCACCGCGGCGCCCAGCATGTTATGGTACTTCCCTTCACCCTGAATAAGTGATTCTACCTGAAGGTCCAGATCATTGACCGGCTTGATCTTCACCCAGTCCTTGTGCTTTCGGAAGCGGTAGAGCCCCTGAGGATCCTTGACCATGGCCCCCTCATACCCCTTGTCCAGGAACATGTTGTAGTATCGCATGAACTCCTCGGGGTTGACTCGGTACTGGGGCACCAGCTGAAGAAGGTCCCCTGAGTACCCCTGGAAGTCCTGCTCCAGAAGCGTACGCCGATGAGCGTGCTCTCGAGTGGTTCCGCCCCACTCATCCGCCTCGAGCCGGTCGAAGATATAGAACTGAGTGTCACTGTTCGTCTGGTTCTTTCGACGCACGGCAGACGAGGAGCTGTTGAAGTTACCGTTGATCAGCTCACCATCGAAGAACATGTCCCTTCCGGCGGCCAGCTTCAGCAGGGGCTCCTTCAGATGGTCGGATGAAGTGAACTCCAGGCCATTGCGAGACAGCAGGGTCACCGATCGTCCCTTGATGACCGCGATAGATCGGAGCCCATCGTACTTGGGTTCGATGCTATACACCTTTCCGGCTTTCGGCTTGACCTTGTTCAGCGGCACCGCCCGCATGACCTCAAAGGTGCGGATCAGGCCGGGATAGGTCGATTCCACCAGTGCGGGGCCGATTCCGCACCGCAGGTCCTTCCGAATGATGCGACGGACGAGCTCCTGATACTCCTCATCCAGGTCCCGAACAGACAGGCCCAGGGCACGTCTCGCAGCCCCGCCCGTCAGCTCTCGAGTGGACAGCTTCTCCAGCACCTGGAAGTGGCCCAGCGAGGAGTACTCATCCCCAGGAATCTCGATGTCGGTGATTCCGAAGGTGATGAACGGATCCACCGCCAGACGGAGAACCGACTTCAGCTCCTCCTGATAGGGATACTCCTTCAACAGCTCCATTTTCATTCCCGGGCTGTTGTACTTGGCTATTTGATTGAACAGGTCGATCATGTTTTGCTCCATAGAAATGAGGGACATATTCATTATATGTCCCCCAGTGGCCTCAGTCAGAAGCTAATACTACGGTTTCCAGGTCTTCCCCGCACCCCAGGTCCCGATTTCAAGGTCCGCCACAATGGGCACCGGGAGCTTCACTCCGAATTTTTCCAGAGTGGAGGGGGTCTCCATGCACTGTTTGATCTGAGGAAGGACCTCATTCAGGTGCTCGGTTTTGACCCACATCAGGATGGAGTCATGTACCTCGCCCTTGATTCGAAGGACTTCCCCCCGGGACGGAACCTGGATCTTCTCATAGATGTCCAGCATACCCATGACCTTCAGGTCCCCGATGAACCCCTGAATGGGTGAGTTGATCGCCTGTCGCTCACACTCGGCCCGAACTCCCTTATCAGGAGACCAGATCCCCGGAAGACGACGCTTACGACCGATGAGAGACCGAACGAACCCGTCGATCTTGACCAGCTGACGCTGGCGCTCGTGCCACGCCGGGAGAGAGGAGTACATCGCAAAGAAGGCATTCCGGATCTCCTCAGCCTCATAGAGATCCACTTCCCAATCGTACTTCAACTTGGCGTACTCGGCGAACTTGCGAGCCCCCATGCCGTAGATATAACCGAAGTTGATGCCCTTACTCTGCTTCCGTTTCTCCTTCCATCGTTTATCGATTTCGATGGCTCGATCGTGCCCCATGACCTCCAGAAGCCGACAGATCTCCGCCAGAGGGGCGTCGGCTTCCAGAGGATAGTCATGAGCCACGGTGTCCCGGGCCATCTGAATGTACTCAGCTGAGCCCCCCATCTGCAGCACGCTGATGGTGGTACGCCAGTGAACGTCGATCCCCTCATTGTAGCAACGGATGAGCTCAACGTCCCCAGAGGCGATGGCCGCTACTCGAAGCTCTGCCTGAGAAAGGTCACCCTGAATGAAGGTCCAGCCCGGAGGAGCCTCAATCAGGTTGCGGATGGTACCGTCTCGGGGGACCTGATGCAGCCGAGAGGAGTATCGCCCTGTAACCGTCCCGTGGAGCTTCGTGCCCAGGAACAGGTTGGGCCCGATCATGAACTCCTTCCAGCCCTCGATGTAAGTCGACAGCATCTTCTGGAGCGATCGGTACTCAATGAGAAGTCCCACCACGGGATGATCCAATTCCGCCAAGGCGGCCTCACCCGAACTGGGAGCCCCCTTCTCCGTGAAAACCGATGGAGTAAGGCCCAGCGTACCATAAAGGGCCTCACCCACCTGCTTGGAAGAGTTCCAGTTGATGGCTTTGCCCAGGGTCTTGTTGAGCTGGGCTTCCGCCAGTTTCAGCTTCTCGGACAGCTCACGCTCAGTACGTTGAAAGCGCTCCAGGTTGACGAAGTGACCTTCTCGTTCGATCACCTCATACATACGGGAGGCCGGCATCGTCAGGTATTCGAAGATGTGCCGGGTCTCCGAGTCCTGCATCAGGTCTCGGCTATAGATCCTCTTCAGTTCATGTGTGTAGTAGGTATCCCGAGCACAGTAAGTGAACAGCTTGCTCGCCTCCACGTTACCCTTCTTCTCTGAAGTCGTCAGATCGTAGTCCGGGGCGTTCAGATATAGCCTGGCGTTCTCCTTCAGTCCGTGGGGGCTGTTCTCATCCAGGTTGTAGTGGGCCAACATGGTGTCGAACTTGTTGTAGAACTGGACTCCCATCTTCTGCCACAACCACAGGGAGTCGAACTTCCAGTTCTGGTTGACCACCGGAATGCGCTGATCGGCCATCCAGTGAAGCAGTTTTCGCTGGGCATCCGCTGGGAGTGTGGGGGCTTTGCGGATGGGAATGACCCAGGAGGTCTCGGCTTTGGGGAGATACACTCCGACGCAGTTGATGTACGATTCGGGATTGTAATGGTCCAGGCCGGACGTCTCCAAGTCGCAGGTGAACTCCTTCTCGGTGGCGAACTGTTGCTGGAACTCCTCCAGGTTGGAGCGGTCCACGATCCGTATTCGAATGTTCGCCTCACCCTTACTGAGGTTCCCGTTCATCACGTCCTTGAACCGTCGGAGGGTCCGCTTGTACTCGGGCATCTTTCCGGGGTCTCGAATGACGTAAGCCGGAGAGAAGCAGGGGACGTACGTGATGCCGTCTCGTTCAATGACCTTCCCCACAGCCGCGCTGATGGTGGCCTCCTTACATACGGCCTTGACCGCAGTGGCTCCGACCACCAGGACGAATTTGGGCTTCTGCCGGGCTATCTCCTCCTGCAGGTAACCCGCGCAGGCCCGGACCTCAGAGGGTTCCGGCTTACGTCCATCCGGGGGCTGACACTTGACGATGCCAGTGAAGTAAAAGTCCTCGACACCGATAGAGGCTAGGTCCTCCACCAGTGACTGACCAATTCGACCGGAGAGATAGGTTCCCGCCCGGGCATCAGAGGCCGTCGGGGCGTCCCCGATGACCATGACGTCGGACTTTACCGGCTCGTCAATGAGGCATACAGTTTCTGAAGACTGGTGAAGTGGGCAGAGTTGACAGTTTGGATTTCTCATTCATATTTCTCCACCGGAATCCCGACCGACCCTAGCAAGTCGCTACCAGACCGATCTCGATAAGGGGTGTCATAGACCACCCTAGCAATTCCCGAGTTGATGATAAGTTGACTACATTTTAGGCAGGGTTGATGGGTACAGTATAATGTGGCCCCCTCCAGTTTTATTCCCGACCGGGCGGCATATGAGATGGCTCCAGCCTCTGCGTGAACCGTCCGTTGACAGGGGTTGTCTGGGCCACAGTTGGTGTGATCGCAATGAGGCACCCCAGAGGGCGCTCCCACATACCCCGTAGAAATGATCCTCCCATCCATGGCGATTACGCACCCAACCTGAAGCCTGGTACAGGTCGACCTTTTGGATACCAGTTTCGCCACCCCCATCAGGAGGGTGTCCCGAGTTATTCGTTCTTCCATGAGTTTCCGTTCCTAATGTTAGAGATATGTCCAGGGGACACTCCGTAAATCTGAGACAGTATCTTACCGGAAAGAGGGGAGTTTCTGATCTGCAACACCTCGTCGACGGTAAGTCTGGCCTGGGTATGCGGGGGAACTTAAATTTCGGTGCCCTCATCCGTTCCCTCCGGTTCGGGCTTCACGTCGAAAGCCGTCCAACGTCGCCCATAACTCTTAGTGGCCTCTTTCAGGGCCTCATCGGATGAGTCCGCCCGGACCAGAAACTCAGAGGCCCGATCGGTCTCATCATGTTGAAGCCACACCCTCCAGAGCTGTTTCATTTCAGCCAACCCCCTAGCGTGTTCAGGTCCGTCGAGAACCCAGCGGCATTGCGGTGCCCACCGCCACCAAGGGCCTTGGCGATTGCGCTCACGTCGTAGTCGCCGTTGCTGCGCAGCGAGCAGTGGACTTGTCCGTCGCTTGCCATCGACCACACGAGACCGAAGGTGCCAGATTGGTTGGCGAGTTCGTGACCCAGATCAGAGGCGAGGAACGCCGGGGCGTTGGCGGCAAGGCCGCTGGCGAAAC